GGCAGATGTTGTTACAATTTAAACTAAAGGAAATCAAATGGCTTTTGCTTCTGGTGTATCGAAAACAGTGGCTATTGCAGAAGAGGCAACGTGGGGTGTAAAACCTGCTGCCAACACTGCCGCATATATGCGCCGCGTGTCTTGCACGCTAAATCTTTCTCGTGATCAATTCCAGTCTGCTGAAATCACTACTACTGCACAAACCGCATCTGTTCGTTCTGGCACCGACAACGTAGAAGGCAAACTTACTGGGGAATTGGCTGCTGGTAGTTATGATAATATCTTTGCCCAAATGCTTCGTGGCCCTTGGGCCGCTGGTGTGGTTATACCGGCTAGTACCACTATTGCTTCTAGTTCTGTTGATAGCTCTTTGAATCGCGCCACAGGCAGTTGGATTACTTCTGGTCTGCGTGTTGGGGACACGATTAACATTAGCGGCTTTACTGCTCCGGCTACTGCAAATAACCAACGTGCTACGATTGTCTCTGTCACAGCCTTGAAGGTTGTCATTGACAAACCCCTTATCACGAAGGCAGCAGGAGATAGTGTTACAATTACCGTTGCTGGTAATAAACTGGTTGTCCCCATCGCTGTAGCAGATCGCACAAACAAATCTTTCACGATTGAAGAAGGCCACACTGATACCGGCGACTACTTTATTGCTACAGGTGTGAAGTTCTCCGCAGCCTCTGTAAAGATCGACCCTGACAATATGGTTAGTGTTGATTTCACTATGATGGGCAAGGATCAGACGGCTTCTGGTACTCAGTATTTTACTACCCCTACTGCACCTACTACAACTAGCTCTTTGTCCTCAAATGCTGGCGGTTTGTTTGTTGGTGGGGTGCAAGTGGGTGTTATCACTACTTACAACTTTGATATTGATGGTGGTATGGAAGCTGGCAAGACAGTGTTCAATCAGTTGCCTGATGGTACTCGTCCTGCTGCAAACATCTTCATTGGTCGTATTGGTGTGAAGGGTTCTTTCTCCACCTACTTCACTAATCGTGATCTCTTTACAAAGGCTTACAACGAAGACGCAGTTACTATCGTATTCCGTGCCGATGGGGATAATGGTGATGGTATGGCATTCAAGATGCCTAAAGTTAAGCTCACGATTCCTCAGCGCACAGACAGTGAGAAGGGTGGCATTACACAAAGTATGGACTTCGTGGCGCTTCTCCCTGATGGAACTGACCTCTCGATGGAACGTAGCACCCTTGTGATTCAAAGCTACACAGCTTAAATAGTTTCTCGCTCTGAGAACAGAGGCTCAGACGTATTCTGAGCCTCTTCTTTTAAATACCCATATAAGGAAAATAACATGGACTTCAAGAAAACATTGGACACCAAGTCTGCCGTAGAACGTGGCTTCACTTACACGGTACTGGATTTTGATGATGTTGAAACAGATGCAAAGATTAGCGTTATCGGCGTTGGTAGTCGTGCATTCACTCTGGCCTATCAACCATTGGAAACAGCGATTACGAAAGCCAAAGCACGTGGTAAGGAACTTGACCCAGAGGTTTATGAAGACTTGTGGTGTACGGTTCTTGCCAAATGCACTACGGGTTGGGAAAACGTAGAGGACGATGGCAAGCCTCTGGCCTTTTCTGTTGAGAATGCCAAGCAACTCTATCTCAACTACCCGCCTGCTGCAAAGCAGGTTGGTGACGCAATCATGAACGTCAAGGCCATGTTGCAGGGAAACTAACAGGGCTGTCTGAATATGCAGAGGGGGTGTTTAATATGCTCATCCCCTATGATGGACAGCCCTTGTGCCAATTAGCTCAATTACAATTAGTTGAGAAAGGCACAGGAGTGCGGCCAGTCGAGTTAGAAGAATACTACAATTTGGAATGTCCTGAAGATTATCTTTGTTATTGGCAAGACTTCTTGCAATTAAATAAACAAAGGACATTCACGGAATCTGGCCCATGTGCTCTGAGTTTTTTAGACTTAGAGGCATGGGCCTCTCTTTTTGGTATATCTCCTACACCTCACCATCTGGAAGTGCTTTTGTTGCTTGATAGCATATGGACGAGGGTTTATAGAGAACACGGAAAATAAAGGTGTAATATGGACTTCAAGAAAACACTCACTGTTGAAGTTAATCAAACTGGTGTAACAAGTACGGCTAATGCGCTAGGTAAGCTGGCACAGAATGCCGCCTCCTTGGACAAACCTATTGTACAAGCCAAGCAAGCCTTGAATTCGTTGTCTAAAGTGTCTATGGACTCTACGACAACAAGCTTGAAGAATGTTTCTTCTGAAGTCATCACGTTTCAAAGAAATGTGAAAGGGTTGGGAGAGCTTGCTACAGGGATGAAAGGTGTGTCTGGCAGCTTTACCAGTATATCTACAGCCGCTGAGAGGATGGTAAATAGTACATCTGGATTGGACGCTTTCAATACAAAACTCCAAGCTATTAGAGACACCCTCCAATCCATGCAAGGGCTCTCAGGAACGCTCACAGGCATCTCAAAGGTACCTTCTGGTGTAACCGTAAGGGGCGGGGGTGGAGGAGGCTCTACAGCCGATCCTGACAAGGCTATGGCCACCGCACAGAAGAGATTCTTGAGCGATGTTACACGGCAAAACATTGTAGCAACACAAGGTAGAGCGGCTTACTTAGAGTATAGGGCTGCACAACTAGGCGTAACGCAACAAGCAGGGCCGATGATTGCCAAACTAAAGGAAGCAGAGGGGCAAGTTAAGAATGTTGGTATGTCTGCTAAGGCAACAGCAGCAGCAATGCGTATGGTTCCTGCACAGTTTACCGATATTGCAACACAGTTGGCAGGAGGACAGAACCCCCTGCTGATTATGCTTCAACAGGGTGGTCAATTGCGGGATATGTTTGGTGGCTTTGGAAATATGTTTAAGAACGTGGGCGGAATGGTGCTAAAGTTCCTGACAAACCCATTTACACTGGCCGCTTTGGCTGTAGGCAGTCTTGCAGGAGCATATTACTTTGGCAGTAAAGAAGCAGAGAACTTTGGTAAGTCTGCTATCCTGACAGGCAATGCTGTGGGAATGTCTAAGGATAAATTTACAGAGCTTACAGCAGAGGCAGGAAAGCTAGCCGGAGGACAATCAGCCGCAGCAGAGGCTATGACAGCCCTTGCTTCAACCGGAAAGATTACAAGCACCAGTATTGAGAAGCTCACAGCTTCTACTGCAAACTTTGCTAAAGCATCTGGGAAAGACGTTCAAGATGTTGCGAACGAGTATGCAAGCCTGAAAGATAAGCCTGTTGAAGCACTTCTTAAACTTAATGAATCTTATCACTTCCTCTCTGAATCCACTTATGAACAAGTGAAAGCCTTGGAGAAAGAAGGAAATGCTTTGGGGGCTACGAAGCTTGCTCAAGATGCTTTGTCCCAAGCACATGACAGCATGACTGCCCAACTCCAACAGAATCTTGGGCTGATTGAGAGATCCCTAAACTCTGTTATTGGGAAATACAGAGAACTCAAAAACTGGGTGCTTGATGTAGGTAGAGAAGAAAGTGCATCACAAAAAGTAGCCACTATGGATGCTGAGTTAGCTTTCCTAGATGCTAAGGCAAAGCGACAGCAACAGTATGGACGCCAGCTTGGAGCAGATGATTCTGCACGCATCGCAGAACTTCGCTCGCAAATAGCTTCTACCACTACGCTCAATGGGCGGAATGAAGCAAGCTTGAAAAACTCTGCGGCTAGACAACAAGCCGAAGAGCGTGCCGTTAAGGCGGCAGCAGAACTTGAGAAGCTGGAGGGAAGGGGAACTTCTAACGTTAAAAAGAAAACAGATGCTTACAAAGCTCTTGAAAGACAGTTAGCAGCAGTACGAGCAGTAAATCCTTACAGTGACCAGTTAAAACCCGAGGCTGTGGCTGCTGCCAAGCGAGCTATTGAAGAGGATTATAAAGACAAAGGAGGAGGCTTTAAGTCTTCTGATAATCGTCTAGCTACTCTCCAAGCTGAACAACAGGCACTGCAACAAGAGATTGAAGGATTACAAAATCAAGGTTCCGCATACGAGAAAGTAACAGAGCACGCCAAGAGACTTCTTGCTGTGAAAAATCTTCTTACTGTAGGCGGGGGCAAGCCAGAGCAAATGTCAGCTTTGAAAAAGGAGGAAACTGCTCTCACTGCTATCGTGCAACTAGAAGACAGAAAAGCCAAACTTATTGATGAAAGTAAACAGCTAAAAGACCAACAAGATCTTGCTGCAAGTATTGAGGTTACATCTGTGGCTATTCAAGACCAGATTGAATACCTTAAAGAATCTGGTGCTGTCTCTGATACACGTACAAAGATCGAGAAGGATCTAGCTAAAGCGAAAGCCGATGCTAGCAACGAAGCTCTTTCTATCACAGTGCGTAATATGGCAGCTATGAACACTATCTCTTTGGAGAGAGTGAACAGTGAAGATCAGTATGCTAAGAGCTTACTCAAGACAAATGCCGCTCGCCTACAAGCCAATCAATCCGAAATAGCTAATGCTAGTACGCTTGCAACACTTGCCGAGAGCCAGCAAAAGGAAGTTGAATGGCTTGCTTTGAGTAATAAAGAAAAAGAGAAAGCACAGTCCCTCTGGAACATTGAACTAGAGGCTCGTAAGAAGATTCTTGAGATAGAGAAGCAGAAAGAATCTCTGAAGGGAAACACAGAAGCTCTGGAACAGAAAGATAGGGAGATTGAAGGGATTCGGCAAACTGCTGCCGCCCAAGCCTCCTTAGTACAAGCTTTTGAGAAGACTAAGGACAGTGGATTAAGCTTCTATGGGGACATGCGGGTAGCTTCTCAGAACTGGCTAGATTCTCTTCCTACTCAGCAACAAGAGATTCAGTCTGTATTTAGCAGTACATATTCGTCTATGGCCGATGTGATGGGTAACTTCATTACTTCTGGGAAGGCTAGCTGGAGGGATTTTGCTAAGTCTGTAATGACAAACATTGCACAGATGATGCTGAAGATTGCAATGCTGAAGACGGCACAAGCAGCTGCTGGGCTAATGGGGGGCGGGGATTTTGCTTCTACTAGTGGGAACAGCAGTGCAGTAGGAGCAATGGCTGCTGGTTATGGGGGAGGACGTGGGAGTATCAACGCACAAGGTAACGCTTTCACAATGTCTGGTGTAGCTGCCTTTGCCAGAGGAGGTGCCTTCACAAACTCTATTGTTAGCAGCCCCACAATGTTCGCCTTCGCTTCTGGTGGTGTTCCAAGTATGGGTGTGATGGGAGAGAAGCCGGGAAGTGTTGGAGAAGCTGTAATGCCTCTTACAAGAGACCGTAAAGGGGATCTGGCAGTTAAAACTACTGGCGGAGCAGGGGTGCAGAATAATGTCTCTGTTAGCGTTAATGTTTCTGGAGACACATCTAACTCACAAGTTACAAGTGAGCAAGGAGGAAAGGCACTGGGAGAAGCTATTAGCAAGGTTGTACAAAGCGAGCTAATTAAGCAATCTCGTTCAGGTGGTATTTTGGACAGAAGTAAACAACGTTAAGCAATTACACAGGGCAGATGGGATAGTCAAATATCCTTTCTGCCCTATTGCTATTTATAAGCCAACATGTTATAATTATTGAAAGAATAACAATGCCTTGGAGGAACAATGGCAACATTCCCTAATTACCAGCCGGACTATGGCACATCTTTAGACATTACTCCTAAAGTTAGGAAGTCCTCCTTCGGGGACGGATATACACAAAGAGTTAAGGACGGTATCAACAATACCCCTCGGAAGTGGAGTGTGACATTCACACAAGTTACTTCTGTTATTGACGAGATCGAAACATTTCTTATTGCTACAGGAGGCGCCACTAACTTTACTTGGACTCCCCCTAGAGGGGCTACTGGGAAGTGGTGTGTAGAACAAAACTGGTCGCGTGCTGTCACAAACTTTGGGTATGAAACTCTTACCAGCGTGTTTGAGGAGGACTTTGGCGTATGACCCTAATTAGTGATGTACAAGGACTCTCCCCCGGGGCATTGGTTGTGTTCTACGAGCTGGATCTTAGCTCACTAGGTGGCAGCAAGTTCTATTTCCACAATGAGCGCGTACCTGCTGGTGGAAGCTTGTGGTGGCAAGGTGTAGAGTATGTACAGTTTCCTATTACAGCAGAGGGGTTTGAATCATCACAAGGCAAAGATTTGCCTAAGCCTACGGTAAGCGTTGCTAATGTTACGGGTATTATCTCCTCTCTAATACGAGAGTGGGATGACCTTCTTGGT